AGTGAAGATGATAAAATGAAACCAGATCATACTACTGTATTCTCTTTCCCTATGATGGCTCCAAAGGGTTCAGTATGTAGGACAGACATGACAGCTATACAACAGTTAGAGATGTGGAAAATATATGCCAAGCATTGGTGTGAACATAAACCTTCTGTAACTATAAGTGTTAAGGAAGATGAGTGGGTTCCTGTGGGTGCATGGTGTTGGGAAAACTTTGAGTATCTAAGTGGTGTATCCTTCTTACCTTTTGCTGATCATACATATACACAAGCACCTTACCAAGATATAGATGAGAAGACTTACAAGAAGTTAGTAAAAGCTATGCCTACTACTATTGATTGGACTAAGCTACAAGACTTTGAGAAAGAAGATAACACAAAGGGATCACAAGAACTTGCATGTACTGCAGGGGTATGTGAGTTGGTGGACATATGAGCCTTATAATGCCAAAAGGAGATGGAAGATTAGTTAGCTGTTTAAAATCTTTATCAGTATACATGGATAATGTAAGTACCCCTCTTACTAATGATGACTTTAAAAGAAAAGTTAGTAATATATTTAGATACTCAACTAAAAAAGATTCATCTTTTCTTTTAAAAAAAAATGAAGTTGCAAGATATTTTGGATTAGTTAAACATTCATTTGCTAAAAAAGAAAGTTATATTACTGTTGAAGGAATGAATTTTTATAATTACCCATGGCAGAGAGTTCAAATTATTATAGAAGCTTTGAAAGAAAAAACCTTTGGGCATAATAATTGTGCATCAAAGACTAGTAATAGTTATCTTAATCCTCCCAACCTATACTTAAGATGTCTTGGCTTCCTCTGGGAATTTTACGGGAGAGGGCTTACTGTAAAAGAATTTGCATATATTCTCTATCAAATTGAAAATAATAAAGTTAGTTTTGAAGACAGTATAAATCTTTTAATAGATGCTGAAGACCTATCAATTCCACAAGGATTTAAAAACAAGTATCATGACTTAAAGTTTAGAACATTTTTTAAAGAGTTAAATATTATTTATTCTGATGGTAATAGAGACTTTTTAAATCCCACCGGTAATGGAAACCCTTTTAGTATATCTCCAAAAGATATTTCTAAACTTAAAATTTTTTCATACCCTTATGAAACTGAGTGGCAAAGAGTTCCCGGTAAACCATTCTCTACTAAAACTATCTCTATAAATAATAATAAAATAATTAGTAAAAGTAATAATAGAAAACCAACTATAAAATATAATACAATAGTTACTAGGTACACAACAGATAAGAAATTAAAAATAAAAGTTTTCCAAGATAATAATTTTAAATGTGAGATTGATAGAGATCATAAAACTTTTATAAATAATAATGAAGAAGTTTATATGGAAGGTCATCACCTAATTCCCATGAAAGCACAAAAGGATTTTCCTACAATAAATATTGATAGAACAGAAAACATTGTATGCATCTGTCCTACTTGTCACAGAATGGCACATCATGGCAACAGAACTACCAGAGAAAAAGTTTTAAAATTATTATATTCAGAACGAAAGAAAAGATTATTAGAAGCAGGAATTAATATAAGTTTTCAAGACTTACTTAATAAGTATTATAATGGAGGAACATAATGAGTAAAGCTAGAGCAGTTGATCTTATAATTGAAGGAGTTGAGCAATCACTTCAAACATATTATAGGCATGTTGAAGACGGAAGAAAAGTTTTAGGTGGAGGTAACATTCAAGATAGAAATAAAGATCACCAAATAGTTTATGGTTCTACTTCTAATAGAGTAGGAGAAGATAAATTGGTACATGGGCATCTTTATTTTAAAAGAAAATGGAGAGGTAAATATCATTACTATAAAGTAAATGTAAAAGAAATAAAATCAAATGGAAAACATTTTCCACAAGAAGATGAAGGAGATAATTAATGAAAGAAAGTAAACCTGCAATAGCCTCAGCTGATGTTGAATTAATTAGGAAGGTGATAACTTATTATATTAAGTATGCATCACCTCCTAACAGAGATGTAGAAGAAAAGTTATTATCCCTTTATCATAGAGTAGGAAGACTGTAATGGATTTAAGATTACCCAAGGATGATAGACACTTTCAATACTACTTAAAGACAGTAGGCCCTGAGTATCAAAAGAAACATAGAGATTATTCTCTTAGCTTTGTTAAAGAACATGACATAGCTGTTGATGTTGGTGCTCATGTAGGAACATGGGCTATAGATCTTGAGAAAGTTTTTAATAAAGTAATTTGTTTTGAGCCTATACAAGATCACATTGATTGTCTCATGGAAAACATTCAACACCCTGAGAAAGTAATAGTAATACAAACTGCACTTGGAGACCATGAAAAGGATGTAGTCTTCCTTGATTATGATACACCAGATAATAGTGGTACTGCCAGTATAAGAACAGAAGGTAAGTATAGATGTAAGATGAGGACCTTTGACTCTTACGAACTGGATAAGATAAACTATCTGAAGGTAGACATAGAAGGTTATGAACTAAACTTTCTAAGAGGTGCAAAGGAAACGATCATGAGAACTAAGCCTGTCATCAACATAGAAATTAAACCAAGTGTTGATGCTCATCTTGTTATGTCTTATCTCTCTGATGAATTAGGTATGACCTTTCAAGGCAGGACTATTAAAGACTACGTATATATGTACACTTGACAAATGCTTTTCCAATCCCCATATATAGTGGGGAAAGGAGAAACAAATGTTTCATTATTATGTAGACCAACCAACTGTCCCTCAAAAAGTTATTGAGAAAAGATGGCAACAAGATATAGAAGGTAAGATAGATAGTCTTGAAGAGTATAAGAAAGAGATTGATAAGAAAATCAAGGCATATAAGGCTGACTTGAAAGCTATTCTATAAAATTATAGCTCCTGCCTCATATTTTTACTCCATAAATGAGGTAGGAGTACCCTCTAAGGACAGTTGGTATACCATACTACCCTAACAATACGACTTCTTTTGTGTGCTCAGCATACAGCCAGCAAATAGATTCTTACTCTTCTTCAAAGAAATCTTTCACTATATCTAATCCTTCTTGTGCTTCAGCTACTTTCTTTACCTGAGCTACAAATTCTTGAGCAACATTACTATGTTCCCCTATACCACTAGGCTTATCTAAATATATTTGAGCATTTGCTACAGCCATATCTCTCTCAGCTTCAAAGTGTTTAATCGCTGCATTAATTATAAGGTCTTTATGTGTCATTAACATCTCCATCTTTTGCGTGCCTGTCTCAGTCTTGAGTTAGGATTCTTTGCAGCCTTCGGGAACTTCTTCATTTGCCCTGCTGATCGAGCACAATAGCTCTTTCTTCTCGCTGCATCTTTACCTGTAGGATTCTTCTTGGTAACAGCAGTCTTTAATTTACTGCCCGGATTCTGCCTACGATACTTAGCAACTCCCTTGGCTGATAGCCCAGCACCTTTCTTGGTAGGTCTCTTTGCTCCACTACCAATGGTCATTCCCTTCATGTTGCTCTTAGCTCTTGCCACGTTTAGGGAATCCCTTCTTCATATTTGCATATGCCTTTGCACTAATAGTACTCTTCTTCTTAGTACGACTTATACCTTTTTTCTTTCTGGCATTTATGTTTGCATAGAGTCCTTTTGCTTTAGCCATTCTTTTATTTGCTCCTGTTGTTTGTTAACGTCAGTCTTACAATCACAACTCTCACCACAAAGACACACTTCTCCTGTGCATTCTGGATTACCACACTTACATTCTACTGGCATAGTTCCTCCCATGATTCGTTGTGTATTAATATCTGCCTTGCTGTACCATTGGTTAGTCTATCATCATCATGTATTAGTATAGGATCTAACAACGAACATGAGTCAGTCGTTACGTTTCCATTTGTCAAGCAGCTTGCGAGTAACATCACTAATGGAAGTACGAGCAACGTCTGCTTTAAGTTTATCTTTTTTGTTTCTAAGTTTTGCAACTTTTTCAAATCCTTTTTTAATAGCTGCATCAGCTCCTGCCTTCCTCATTAATATGAAAGGTAGGATTTTAGTAATAAGATTAGCTAGAGCTGATACAAAAGAAAACATGTACTAGATTTCTGCACATGCATAACAGTTAATTTCAAGACCAACTGCTACTTCTTTTACACTAGGTGTTTTCCACATAGAATTATTCCTTCCCTGTTTGTTTAGCTCTGCCAATATTAAGAGCCGACCATTCAAGTACCTTGTACATTTTACCAAGTACTGAATCTGGATTAGGTGTTCTGGTACCAGCTATGATCACACTAGCTATAGTTATTATAGATGTGATGGTTGCTATTATCTCAGGTGCCATTGCCCAAATTTTTTGTATCATTCCTACTTCTTCCATTAATCATATTCCTCCATAGTCGTTAAAGAATCTGCGTGTATCTTATGTATCATTGTCTGTAAAGTAAATGACAACTCTACCATTTTAATTGAACCAGCAAAGTAATCCATTGTAGGCTTATCCTTATCAAACATAAGGACTATGAGGCCTTCAATGTCACCAGAATCAATCTTACCTTGTAACATAGTAACACATTTCTGTATCATTTCCAATGCTTCTGCCTTACCAGTCGGAGTTAAATCTCCTGTCTCTTTGTCAACACTAATAGTTTTACCTGTAAAGTCAAGGACATCAGCCATATAGTACATCCTTATAGTTAGGTGATAGCTTCTTACTACCATTAGTTTTCCATAGAGTTCCTCCTAAGCCTTCTCCATGTAGAGAAAGAGTAATGTCTTTAGGTCTAGTATCAAAGAACTTTTCTAGATCTTGAGCACCAGCCAACAGTTCTCCTGTAGTCCAGAAAGATTCCTTATCTACATTAACTTTAAGGAAAGACTTTTGTCCTTCTTCATCCAACTTCTCTGGATCTTTAGGTGGTTCACTTAGACTAAAGTCAAAGCCATGTAGTTTAAAGTCTCTGAAGCCTAGAGTATGCATGATAGATACACTACGCATAGCAGCATTAGTACCACCTGTTATCCATGTTATATCTTTTGCCAAGTCAGGAACTCCATTAACTACTGCTTCACTATATGCGTGCCACCCTATAATCTGTGCGTGCTTCTCTATTAATAGTTTAGTTACAGATACATCTGTCATACCAGCTACTAAGAATAAAGTAGAAGGATCAACTGTCTTAAATAAATCTGTTCTTACTATACCATGTGTAGACAAACCAGTAACAGGTCTAGGATCTAGTATGGTACACACCCAAGGT